CGAAGCAGCATGCTTAGGTCTTCTATGTCTTCATAAAACGCACCTGTTATACCTGTTTCAGAATCTGACGCACAATCTGTGTACAGTTCAGCTTGAGCGAGTATATCAGGGTCAACACGCATCTCAGGCATGCCGTCTTTTTTAAGTAAGCCATCACGCCAACCTATACTGCCTGCGCTGTATTCATTTCTATTACGGGAGTACTGAACTTCTTTAAAACACCAGTCTGAACAATAATTGCTTCTAGTTATGACTTCAGGTAATGGGTCACCACAGTACACACAACTTCTACTCATGGGGAAAGTTCTCCAGTGATAAAATTAGCTGAGTCTATATGAAAACAGGGATTAACTAACCCTGAATTGCGTGGTGTCAACAGCGTCACACACATTTTATCTCGATTGCGCCACCTGGAGAAACCGTAGCTCGTAGGAAGACCCCACGCTTTAAAACTTTTACTCTTTAACGAGTACATCTTCTAGCAAACCTTTAGCATTGATTCGTATAGTATGTGCTAACGAACCACGGTGCATTTTTCTAAAAACTTCAAGACCTTCTTGTTTAGAATATATCTCTTCGTTATGGTCTGCCCTTTCTTTACAGTTCATAGCGTACCACCTGTCAAAGTTTTCTTCGTACGTGTCACCGTTACAATATTCAAATTCTTCCATAATATTTCTCCTATAAAATGTGTGACTAGGATAAAGAGTTCGCTCGTTTTATCTTTACGTTTCCTAGGTCGAACACCTAGCCACACATAGTTAATTACTTAACCCCTAAAGCATAGGTTAGAAGTAAAGGAAAGTAAAGTATAAGTTTAGGAAGAAAGGCAAAGGTTAATGCTCTTCGTATTCTCCTTCTATAACCTTGCCTTGAGGTAGGATGCCACCTGTTTCATAGTAGAGTTGTTGCATACGTTCTAGCACTTCTTCTTTTGACATGCTGTCTACTCTGTTCACAGTTAGCTCACTGCGATTTACATAAAGACCTGCTGCTTTACCTCTTGCCACTTCGGCAGTCACCGCAGCAGACCACGCACCATTACGCATAGCACCGTCACGTATCTCTTTGAGATCTACTAAATGGTTACCCAGCGTGAGCTCAGCTTTATCTGCTGCTTTAGTTTGTAGTTGATGAATACGGTCTTTGACTATAGGGTTTGCGTCACTGGTTAACATAGTACCAGCACGACCTGCGTTTTTCTCACTGTAGCCAGCACTTTTTGCAGCGTCTTTTTTCTTCATACCTTTAGCTACGTTTTGTGCAAATTTTTCTTGTTTAGGGGTTAGTTTCTTACTCAAAATTCTCTCCACACACGCAGTTTATAATCACCTTCGTCTTCTATTTTACGAGTGACAAACTTTTTATTATTTCTTCTACCGTAATTAGATATAGCTACTCTGAGTTTTTGTACATTATCAGAGTTCCAGTAATCTTCTACGGTAAAGTGTTGACCTACTTCCATAAGATGTAAATTGTATTTATTATTACGAGGCATGATTTCAGGTATAGGGACACCTTTTTCAAAAGAGGATATTTTCATAAATTAATGTATGCTTGGTACTAAATCTTTGTCGATAGTTTCTAATGATCTCCAGATATCAAGGTCACAGTCAATTATAGCTGAGCCAAGGTCTGGCAGAAATATACTAATTCTCATGTGTGGTTCACACTCTTCACCGCTTTTATGTTGATGTAGTAAAAGTGCACTTGCTACAAAAACTATTGAATCAAAGTCTTTGTAACCCATTGATTCTATTGCCTTTTTTAGATCTGTTTTAAGTTTATCTATATCAACCTGACGATTGTATCCATGTTTTTCTGCAAACTTATTAATAAGTTCTATGTCTTGCCAGATAACTTTTCTATAATCTTTACTAAACATTAATCACCTTTTTATTTATTTAAACATATACTTTAGTTTACTTCTAATTCAGTGTAAAGCTAATCATTACCACCACCGTACAACCAAAACACAAGCAAGTAACGGTCACCGTCTTCATCGACTGGTAAGCCACGGTGCATGTGTGTAAAACTAGGAAAAAATAAAGCATGCCCATTCGGTAACGGTTCTACAGTAGTACGATTATGAAACTCAGTTCCCCCACCTTTATAGTTGCCAGTGTTTAACGGTACAACCATACTAATATCCGCAGTCTGGTCATGGTGCCACGCACCTTGCTTTTTATCTTTTACGTTATAGTTTGCAATCTGTATAGTTGCAGCAGCATTACTGTAGCGTTGCCATACTGACATAAAGATAGGGTTCATGACATTAAAAACTACGCCAAGCATCGAGTTAAATAGTTCTGGTGCTTTTTCGTGCAGTACTATTTCTGGTATTTGCCTGAGTTCATCTTCATCTGTGTTAGGCTCAAAAGCCAAATGTTGTTTCATATTCTCTATTTCATCTAACATAGTGTCACAAAACTCTTGCGTAAATAAAGGCACGGAATAGATATCATGACCATGATTAGTGACGTATTCTTGTAATACGTTTTTTACATCACCCTGACCATCACTTAACTGAAACTCTTGTAAACTTTTCATAGAGTCTTTAGTTAACTCAAGAGTAGTTTTATCTAGCATCCACTCAGCTTTGATAGTAAGTAAAAAGTTTTTAATCAGGTACGGAGGGGTTTGCATAAGGGCTCCATTTAATTGTTTTTAGCTAGGGTATACCTAAGTATAGGTTATTATTTTCAACGCTCTAAGGGGCTGCATTTAACCCACTATTTCCGCATAACCAGACTTGATATCATACTTTATATCGGCAAGTTTTATAGTGTTCTTGCTTAATAATGTTTTTACTTTTGTTTTCTTATACAGCCTATGACGTGCTGCGTTTTTCTCAGACTTAGCTTCCTTACCTGTAGCTTGAATAATGCTACTTTCGTTTACTACTGAGTTTGATTTTACAGGTGTGTTCTTTTTTACTTTAGGTTTTTTCTCAGGAGTTTCTATAACTGCTCCCGTCATATCTTTCTCTGCTGGCTTGACAGCATGAGGGTTTATTAATTGCCATAGCTGATGAGACATTTTTTGTCTATCGCCATTAAGTTTAGCAGGTTCTTTTAATTTCTTTTTACTGTACATGTTATACAGCATAAAATGTTTTTCTGCGTTTAACCAAGTACGACCACTAAATCTATCAGGGTCGTATAACAAAGGTGAGCCACCTTTTATTTTATGTACTTCTCCAACTGTTGTGATGACAGCCCTTTTATAGTCTGGACCATCGGCTGTGTTATTGACAAAGGCGATAACCTTCACTTCTTTTAATTCAGTTAATTTCATAGCTTTAGTTTAGTTATGATTAAGATAGTGTAAAGGAACGGTGTTATGAAACACCGTTCCATACACAGTTATGCAACGTTAGCGTACTCAATAGCTTTAGTCATAGCTTTCTGCTTCAACGAAGCACGACCGCCAAACCAAGCATTATGTAAAGACGCGTCACGATCATGACCCCATTTATGGTCAACTACGAAAGTAACAGCATTCATAGCACCCCACCATGTACCCTTAGATGATTTAAGGTTAGCTCCTGGCTGTTCCTCAATCGCTTGGTGTACCAAAGATGGTATGCGTTTAAACTCATCAACCATAGATTGACGTGTCGCTATCGCTTTGACATTACTCATTTTTTCTATCTCAGCTTGTGCTACGAGTAACTCAGGTTGAAACAGGTCAGCAATGTAGTTAACCACTGAGTCTTTATTAAAGCGTTTACCACTGAGAAACTCAGCACTCTGCTTAAACTCATCCATACGGTTACCAGCTAGACCTAAAGCCTGCTCTGCTGAAGCAAATACTTGATGGTCAAGAGCCTTAACATGAGGCATCTTAAAACCAGCAGTACTTTTATCAGACAAAGCCATGGTCAACGTATTATTACAAACTACCCTGATAGGTGTAAACCTAATCTCGTTAGACTTACCCCATTTATGAGACACGTTTACTAATAAGTAACCTAGTACACGGTCATCACCAGGAAGCGTAAAGTCTTTACTGACATTAGCTAAGCCCCAAACCTGCTCGCCACCTTTCAGTGACCCAGCAGTTTCCATTTTCATGTGTCCAGCGTCAGTAAACTTTTTGAAAAACTCAAAAGCCTCTGAGTTTTGACTAGGGACAAACCTTGGACCACATGGACCAAAGGTCTTGTTATCACTATCACGGACTAACACAGAGTAATTTTCTACACCAATGATATCATCACTAGCGTTTACGTCTGCGTCAGCGTGGGTAAATAAATGCCTTTTACTTACTGTCCAGTCAAGTCCAGCAGCAACAAGCATCTCTTGTGGTGTTAGGTTATCTTCAACCTGTACACCTAGACCATGCCAAGGGGTTTCCCCAGCATAAGCCATCGTTTCTACAGCATCAGCCATATCTTTCTCCTTTCTATAAATGTCTTCGTATAATTACTAAACATAGGTACTACTTTATATAAAAGCGTTAAGGATAAAAGCATAATCTTAAAGATTATAGGCAAGTTCATAATTTAACCAGTTATCAAATGTAAGGACTACCGTAACTGAATTATCTTTACCCCAATCTTGACCCATAGACCACAAAGGAACACATACTCTTATTGGTTGGTGATTATATTTCCAGATCAGGACAGGGATAGTATCTCCGCAAGAGTCACACACTTGTTTCCACCACTCTTCTTTATACCAGTTACCAGAAGCATAACGTTTACACTCAAGCGTATGATTAGGTATGTTTAAGTCACCCAAATCTTTTTCTTGATACTGTTCTAAGTTGCGCTTAACTTTATAGTCGTAGCCTATTTCATCAAAGTACTCATTGATAAGTTTAGCCACCTCACGTTCAAAAGAAGCTCCTTTATTTCTTGAATTTATTTTACCCATGTTTTGTTTTTATTAGTCTAACACCTTCTGATTCTAACCAGTTTCTCATAGCTTCATTAACTGTTTTAGAACCTTGCTCTTTAAAAGTGTCTTTCATCTTTTTGTGTGCTGTATTATAGGATTCTAAACCTTTATAATAATTACCATCACCTAATTTACAATAACGTATTATCTGCCACACTCGTTGTTTTGATATGTCATACTTGTAGCCTATATCTTCAAGCGTTGTGTAACTGTTTGTATAAGTCATATAGATATTAAAGTATATATCTTTTAGCTCAGCTTTCTTCATTAAAATAATCCTCGTAATGTTTAACGTTGCCCCAGCTTGGACCAATCTCTGCATCTACTTTATTAGGTACTTTTAATTCTACACAGTCTCTCATTATTTCTACAACTTTCTCACATTCTTTTTTATCAGTTACAGATATATTAAGTTCATCGTGTACTTGGGTGTGGGCTAGTAACCCTTCCTTATATAGATCAAGCATAGCTTGCTTTGTCATATCTGCAGCTGATCCTTGTATAAGTTTATTCATAGCTTTATAGGTGTAGGCTCTTTTTAACCTACCGCCATATTCATCCATGGCTTTATCAAAAGGTAACGGTAGCTCTCTTCTATCGTGAGGCTCATATAAATTAAATCTACACTTACGACCTAAAATAGTTTTGACATAACCCCTATTAGCTCCTTGACGAGCAGCGGAGTCACGCAATCCACGGACAAAAGGTACTCGTTCATGATACTGATCAAAAAGTATCTCAGCTTCTTCATTACTGATACCTAATTGAGTTGTTAGCTTATCTTTACCCATACCATAGCTTAAACCTAAATTAATAATTTTGGCTTCCTTACGGCTTATATTAGCCATGTCTGCTACTATCTGATGAAAGTCTGCGTCATCGTCGTGGTAATCTAGTGCTGCTTCCTCTGCGCCATCTTGTTGAGTTAGTACAGAATAATGTACGGTAAGTCTAGGCTCTTGTTGAGAGTAGTCAAAGCATCCCCAGTGTTTATCTTCTTCTGGTATAAATAATGATCTTATTAAGTTACCTATCATAGGATCTCTAGCTGGTACTTGTTGAAGGTTTGGGTTACTACAACTAAACCTACCTGTTACTGTACCGCCACTATCTGACCTCAAAGGGTGTAACTCTCCGTGGATTCTACCGTCAACTAAATGCTCTAGTATCATCTTATCTATAAACGTAGTTCTAGCTTTGTTAAGCTTTCTAGCTTTAGCTATAGCCATAGGCAGTTTATGGTCTTGACTCTCTAACCAGTTAGCTACAAAACTAGGGGCTTGTGTTTTAGGTGTTTTTGGGTACTCAAGACCTGCCCTATCAAACACTTGTGCTAAAGATTGTGCTGCCCATAAATCAGGTGCTATGCCATACCAATTTTTAATCTCTTTGATTACTTTATCTTCATCTTTTTTAAGTTGCTGCTTTACCTGCTGCGCTTTATCTGTATCTATGCGTACACCTTTTGATCTCATGTCTATAAGCACAGGTAATAATGAACGCTCTAGATTATAAATCTCAGTTATATTGTCTTCGCTAATACCTTTCTTTAATATTTGCCAAAGTCTATAAGTAAGGTCAGCATCTTGCTCTGCGTACATGCCTACATATTCAGGAGCTAGTTTATACATCTCAGACTTAGGGTCAACTCCGAATATTTGTGCAGCTTCTGTAAGCATAGTTTCATCTTTTACCTCATCAAGATACATCTTACCTAGACTATTAAGAGAGTAACTATATTCGTTTTCATTCAGTAACGGAGCAGCCATCATAGTATCGTGTATCTCACCATTGATTGTATATCCTTCTGCTTTTAACCAACCTACGTCATACTGAGCATTATGAAATATCTTAGCGTTTGGTGCATCTAACTGTTTCTGTAGCCACCTACGAACCACACCCTTGTCTAGATTAGCCCCAGTAGTATGAGCCACGGGAAAATATCCACGCCACCCTTCCGTTGCTACAGCTATACCTATAATATAGCCCCTATCTTTACAAGCCCATCCTGGACCATGAGACCTCAGCCACGGATCACAAGTTTCTAAATCAATAGCTATCTCTTTTTGATTAGTCAAATCAGGAAAAGAAGGTGGTGGTCGCCACTCAGTTTCAGGTTTTAAAAACTCCATAATCATTTGTGTCATACTGCTGCCTCTCTACACATATTCTGTTTTCCGAAGTAACACCACTTACATTTAAATGTAGATGGGTTAGCTGGAAACTCTTCTGCTGTAGTCATAGCAATAGCTCTTAGATTTAATCTTTCTTGTTTTACTTTAATACTTTCTGGTGTATAGATGTAACGGTCAATCTTACCATGATCTAAATACCACATCTCTGTAGTTATACTTTCTAGTTCAGGGTAACGACTTAAAGCTATAGCACCGTAAAGCTCGCACTGTTCTCTGTGTACTTCTTGGTTACCGTCGTATCTACCTGTTTTAAAGTCAATAACTCTAGCCTCTTTACTGATACCTTCCTCGTATACAAAAGCATCTACTTTTGCTCTACCCCAAGTATCATCTTCAAACCAACCAGTCTTCACCCAGTTTTTATCTATCGCCCAATCACTTTCACAAATAACGTGACCATGTAGGTATAAATCTTTGAGCAATACAAAGGCATCTTCAAAGTCTTGTAGCTGAGCAGGTATCTCTTCTATACTGCCCCTTATAAAATCTTCACATAATTTATGAATATCTTTACCCCTGTCCATTGCTGGGCTTCCAGGTTCTTTTATCTTTTTAATGAATTTAAATTCCGCCTGTTTGGGGCATTTTTCAAAACAACTTAATCTACTATATGACCATTGAGGTATCATGTTATCTCCTTATTTATTTAGTCTTCTGTCTAACCATTCAAAACATGCTTTACGCCAATCTGTAGCAGCACATTCTTGTATTTCTATTATAGCTTCTTCTGTCTTACCTAACTTATGTAACCAAAAAGCATCTTGCATTGGTACAGCAACTTCTGTAAAGAATCTATCATTAAATTCTATGTCTTCAAAAGGTACTCTATCTAAAAAATTAACTAAGTCTATGTCCCATAAATCTGGGCTAACGTTTATCATAGAGTATGGTGCAACTTCTCCTATAAGGTACGGATTATTTTTCATAGCTGTTCTTTGTGTATAGAAATCTAGAGCATCTCTGCCAATTAATTTATCTAATAATTTATCAAACAACTCTTCATACGCATGAAAGTTATCACTAATTTGATAATATCTGCCAACTGGTATGCCTATGTTAGAAGCCATATATTCATGAAGCATAGACATGTGTACTGCGTTAGCACCGTAAGCACCCCAGATAATATCGTTAGATCTATTACTGACCGTCATCTGTAAACAACCTGTAGTATCTTCTTTAAAATATATAGAGGTGTTACACGGTACATCTTTACCGTCTCTACCTAAATCATTTTCAGCGTCCCACATCTGTAACACAGACCGTCTATCTTCACCATCTTTCTTTAGTCTTTCTATAATGACTCTTAATTGATCATAACCGAAGTAACTACGCCATCTCCAACCATATGCTCCCCAAAGGCTTTTACCATCATCACTATAGTTTTCCATACTTTTAGCAAAGTGCTTTACAAACTCTAAATCATTACGACCGTCAAGCATCCATAGACCTTCCATAAAATGGAAGAATGGATTAGCGTCACGCTCTGCCCAGAATAAAACCCTTTCTTTAGATCTTTCATAAACTGTAGTCACTGGAGTTCTTGCCTGATACACTCTACCATTTCTACTTTCATTTTTAAAATCTTCTGTGTGTAGTAAATCCATGCCACGCACTAAAGCGTCATGAACGTTTCTTACCTCAATTACCTGCATTTTCTACTCCTTCTTTGTAAGCTTTTTTCCAACCTATGATTACATCTTTACGTGGTAAACCGTTCCATGCAGTTTTAGTTTGTTTCTCCACAACCTTTACACAAGTAGGGTGAAGGTCGTGTAACCTTTGAGCACCTTCATTATGTACATCAATAGTTCTCCACTCACTACAACCACCGTCAGCGTTAGAGGACTTTTGTCCTTGAGCGTAGTAGTAACTAACCTTACAAGCTTTACCTCTCCTAAGAAGCTGTAAAGATATGTCAAAGTCCTCCATAACTTGAGTCCTACCCCACTCAACGTCGCTAGGAAACTCTTCTAGGTTATAACCAAGCACTCGCATGTACCTTGTATTTTCTACAGATAAATCTTCTACTCTATTATTACCCTCTCTAGCACTTACACCTACATGAGCATACCCTTGATCCATCCATTCATCAAGCAAACCGAATAAAGCTGGGTACTCATTTGATTCTAAATATCGTAAATGCCAATCAATTGGGCTTTTACGGATATAGAAACGTAAGTCATCATCTAACATAACCATGCGTGGGTCGTCTGTATTTTCTACAATGTATTTACGCTTTGGACCAATACCTATACAATCTTCAGGCACAACCATCTTAGGTGTGTCTTTATAGTTATAGTATTTTTCTTCTTCGTCTGAGTCGATAACTAACACAACCTGACCATTAGTTTGCATTTCTTTAGGAAACCATTTGAGAGTTTCTTGATTAAACGGTCTACCTCTTGTTGGTATATATATTTTCATTTACCTTGCCCCCTGTATGCAGATTTACCTCGCATACGTTTCTTACTTTTATTCATAGTGCTAGTGCCTACGTTACCAAAACCGATAGAAGTTTTTTTACCTCTAACACCTGATTTAAAATTATGTTCTAAATTACTTGTTCCTCTTCTCATAACTACTTTGTACCTGTGCTACCGAAACCACCAATACTACGCATTGTGATACCACTAAAATCTAAAACTGGTTGCCACAGCACCTGAACCACAGGCACTATAACTAACTGTGCTATCCTTTGACTTTTTTCTATAAGGATATTATCCTCTCCGTTATTAGTTAACGGAACCATTAACTCACCTTGATAATCTGCGTCAATAATTCCTAGCGTATTAGTTAAGTGTATCTTTTTAATACCTAAACTAGAACGAGGCACAAGCATACCACAAAGTTCAAAGTCACCTAAGTACATAGCCAACCCTGTACGGTATGTATGCGACTCTCCTGGAGCCAACTCATAATCTTCCGCTGACCGTAAGTCTAAACCAGCTGAACCTACAGTAGCATACTCTGGTAGTATGTGTGGGTCAGTGTGGTCAAATAAACTTGGGTCTATTATTTTAATCTCTACTTTCTTCATAGTTATCCTCTCTTGTTTCTTTAATATGAATCTTTGTCATAAAGTCCTCAACTAATATTAAGTATCTTCGTAAATCACGTATGTCATCTAAGATACCTGTATTGGTTGGATCCTTTGATATTGTGTCGAATATATCGTAACCGTCTTTGATGCACTGGTTTTCTATCCTATCCCATTTACGTGCTAACATCATAAAAGCTCCCACCCCACCACGCTTACGCCAACTATCTCCGTAGCTTTTTTCTGCGTGTACTAATTCACGCACGTCGTCTTCTACTAGGTTAAATAAATCTTTTGGTTCTATAGCCATTTTGTTTCTCCTGTATATTTAAATTTTGCTCTAGGTCTGCCTTCACCTAGACGTACCCTTTCATATTTATCGTACTCACATAGGCAGTGTTCTATTTCTCTCATCTCTAGGTCAGGTAAAAAGCTTCCTATGTAATCGCCTGCCATATCTAATAATTCCTGCATCTCTATAGTTAACTGAAGTGGTTTTATAGTTTGCTCAAGTGGTCTACCGTGTATTCTATTTAACCCACGTTTTGCTCCTGGACCAGCGTTAGCCCAAGTCATGATATCGTCAGCCTCTTCTAAATATTTACTGTGTCGTAAATCCGTAACTACTTCATAAGCCATAAACCCACTAAATCCAGGATATGGTAGATACTTTTTCCAAGTTTCTTCTAAAGAGTGTGGTAGTATCTCAGGAGGTGATTCATAGAGCGGTGTCAGTATCTTATCTATAGTTTGCTCAACCTTTGTACCACCTAATGTACCTGTTAACATATACGCACCTGTGTACACCTTTTCTTTTCTATCCATTCTACCTTGCATAATAGCTTTAACACGCTCAGGATTCCAGTGCTCAGGAAAACCTATTTCCTGTAAAGTATCTGGCCAATTTATTTGACGAGCTACAGCCATAGCAAAGGGTAAGTTAGGATGATCAGCATAAGGTTCTTTCCAGTTTTCACGTATCCACACAGTAACTTTATCTAACTCACGATACACATTACAGAAACTGTAGGTCTGTAGTATTTCATCATCAGTCCACGGAAAAGGTTCTCCTATGAAACGTTTTAAATAAATAGCATGCCTTTCATTAATATAGTCATAAAAACCTTCTACACTTGAAACCATTCTGGTACCTCACGTTTAGTCCACTTAGCAAAACTGCTTTTTTCGCCCATATAATATTTACGATATGCAGATATAGGATCATTACTGACTTTATACTCATCAGGCATGCATTGTGGATGTTGTTGTAAACCTTTACTTTTTATAAGTGGGGGACATAACTCATTAATTACGTCAATAGACTTATGACTAGCTGATCTTCCGTAGCGCCAGCAAAACTCCTCATTTAAATATATAGCTAATTCTTTTAACCAAACCCAGTTATCTAGGCTTTCCCCAGCCCATAGAGTACAGGGGTGTTTAGCGTGTACAGGCTTATACGGAGCATTTTGACCGTTAGTCCAAAGGCTAGTACAAAGCATCTGAGCTGATTCTAATATCATTTTAGATACATGCTTGTCACAGTGCGTTTGAGCACAAAGCAGAGGAGTTGTATCTAACTTAAAAATATTCATAGGATATATTTTACTTTACAAGTAAAGGGAAAGTATAGGAATCCTGCTAAAATTTTTATCATAAACCTGTCCTAAATGTTAGATTCATTCTTGACGCTTTAATTTTATCGTTACGTTCTATAGCGTGTGTACTTTTCATTTGAGAATGACCATCAAATATCATAACGTCGCCGTGTTGTAATAAATAAGATTTCCTGTAGTTTAGATGTTTTTCATAGCCTTCTAATAATTCACTTGTATCTACTTTTTCTTTTATAGGGTGCAGATATGTCTCTAGTTTAAATATACGATCAACACCAAAAGAAATAGAAACAACAATATCATTTAAGGTTGGCACAGTATCTGAGTGATGAGGTATTGAAACACTACCGTCTTTATAATAACCACACAAACAAAAGTTAAATCTAACAACCTTGTTTATTTCTTTAAACACTAATACTTGAGCAGCCATTTTTAAAATAGACATAGACTCAGACCATGGTTCAGGTTCATAAAGTTTTCCAGCATACTCAAAAGACTTAGTTCCATAAGCCTTTGTAGGTCTGCCGACAACTTTTTTACCGTCAAACTCTCGTATAACAGGCTCATCCCAATCAGTAATAATTGGTTCATACTCTGCTAATGCTTTTCTTATGTGTATGACACCTTGATCTATTTTCATACAAACAAAAACTCCTTTCGTGTTTTACCCTGCACTATGTGCAGATTATTTTTAGTTCTAGTCACTCCTACATAAAATGCCCTGCATTCATTGTCTGGGTTTATGTATAATTCTTCCCATGTTTTATTAGCTAAGTCTGTGAGTAGTACAACGTTCTCAGACTCACCACCTTTAGCAGCATGTATAGTGTTTAACTTTATTTTAGAAGACATTAATTTTTCACCTCTTCTTAAACAAGATATAACATATTCTCTTTGAGTATTACCGATTGAATCAAAACACTCGTGCCACAAACAATCAACTAATAAACCGTAGTCTTTTTTAAGCTGATCCATACTTAAAGGTATATCATCTCTGACTGTTTTAAGCGTTTTATAGCCTCTTTTTACCCCTTTGTCAACCTTCATATAGCCATATATTTTTCTTATCCTACCAGCCTCTACTTGTGCTCCTTTGCGTAAAGACTCCCAATCTTTTATGGCTGTAATTAAGTTTTCGGATACAGAAGACTTGTTACCTTTTTGATAAACCCTGCCTTGTAGTTTTAAATAATCTTCTATTTGATTTAGTAAGTAATTATTTCTAGCTAAGAATAACCAATCACCGTCATCTATATCTACATGTTCAAAACTAGCGTGATGAGTAACTGAGCCCTCTTCTTCTTTAGGTTCCCATACTTTTTCTTTTCTGTTACCTATACGTTTGACCACGGACAAAGCTACATCATGAACTTTTCTAGGCACACGGTATGATTGTTTTAAATATTGAGTCTTACCTTTTAAATCTATAAACTGTTCTACATCTGCTCCTGCCCAACGGTATATAGCTTGATCATCGTCTCCTGCTATGTAAACTTCTTCTACACCTTCGGCTAATTTCTTTACACACTCCCACTGTAGTGCAGAAAGATCTTGAGCTTCATCAACTATTAATACATCAAGGTTGGGTTTACCGTTTGAATGTAAAAACATCTCTAGCATATCTGTGTAGTCAATTAAAAAGTTACCTTCTTTATAGTTAGTGTAGTTGTTTACAAACCAATCAAAATGCATCCAAGAAATATTGCTTCCTGCTTGATTCCACTGCTCCCTAAAACCTACACATCTATTGCGTGCCATGTTTTCTATAAACAGCATCGTATCGCCTTTGCTTTTTAAGGACATCATATTTTCGCCATCCCAAGCAGAATTTATACGTTCACCGATCGTTCTACTAAACTCTCGTAAATTACTACGAGCCATAACGTCACTTCTAGTTAGACCAAGCCAGTGATAACACAATGAATGAAGCGTTCTGAAGTATACAAGTTCTTTTGGGTCAAAGTCAAATTTATCTACCGCTCTTACTAATGCTTCGTTTGCAGCTTTTTTAGTAAAAGCTACATAACCAAGTTTATCTGGCTTTATACCTGCTTCTAAAAACATCTCTACCTTGTTTAATAGATAGGTAGTTTTACCAGTTCCAGGTGGACCAAGTACCACGTTCCACATTATAATTCACTCTCGTCAAATTTTTGAGGATCTAATAAATCCTCATCATCACTATAACTAAACTCATCAATGTACCAAACATTTGTGCCTCTACCTTTAATATTCCAGAACTTATGTTTAGCTTTTAGATCGCGCAACTTAGAAGCTATACGGTTAGTCTCCATATCTGTAAACCTGTGTTTAGCTAGATAGTCTTTTAAGTCTTTGATTCTAAAGTAAGTTTTACCATCCTCAGTCCAAGGCTTTCCTAATAATAATTCATCCCTAGTATTAGCTTGAGCCATGTCTGTGCAGAATGATTCTAATAGTTCCATAAACTGACCTTCTATAGTCACGTCATCACTTACTTCTATAACTTCCATACCGCTATCCATCAACGTCTGTATTAAAGTTTGCCAAGCTCTATCGTTCATACGAGCAGGCATCATATTTAATATTTCCATACACGCTCTTTGAAACTTTAACTGATTCTGTAACTGCTCAGTATTAAGTTCTAACCGCATATCATTTATAGATAAGAACCATAAAGGTGGTTTGGTATCGAGCTTAGAAAGACTAGAAAAGGTTGGCGTATTATTACCGCCACCAACACCGTACTTACACCCACGACACTTAGCCACATTACAATATGATTTAATTGGTTCATCACTACATTTATAGTTATACTCTTTTTTCTTTAATGTGCTTATCAAAGTCAAAACTTCTTGAGCAGGTAGAGGAGGGTGCACGTACTTACGATTATACTCCTCTATCTCAAG